GCAGGCCTTGGAGCGTGTCGCCTTCACCATCCAGCGTTTCCTCGCGATCAGTGAAGACCCCAAGGTTCTGGCGTCACTTGTGGTGCCTGACACTGACAGTTTCTATTTCTCAGATCCGCTCGCCAGACAAGCGGCGTTTGAAGTGTGGGGGTTGTGATGACTTATGTTGACGATAGCGAATATAAATGGTGCCCTTTCGTTAGGGACATCTCAGGACATCAAGTTGGGAATGTAGAATCAGAAAGCATGGATGGTCGCAATCCTATGTGGTCGCGTTGCATTAGTTCTCGCTGTATGATGTGGCGATACCATACAGAGGGCAAAGAAGATGAGCCCCTTGATCTTGATGGATACTGCGGCTTAGCAGGAAAGCCAGCTGGCGCCGCATAAAGTTCTGCCCGCTGTGGGCGAAGGCGAGCGTCTGGCCAGACAGGCGCATTGGTAAATGGAGAATGGAAAATGGCACTCGGTTTGAACATCAACACCGGCAGCAAGAACTTCCTGCCGATCATCAAGTACGACGCCCGCGCTGGCCGCGTCTTTCGTGTCGATAAGGTTGATGGCATTTCGACGCCCGTGGACATCACCAAGAAGTTCAAGGCCGTCTTTGACTTTGAGAACATCGAAGTCGGATACATTAACTTTGCGACTGGCTCGGCGCCTGACTTCGTCATGGTTCCGCTTGGCTCTCCTTTGCCTGCATGTCCTTCGGAGAATCACAAGCAGGGCATGAGAATGACGGTGAAGCTTGGCAAGGAATGCGGCAGCGATTGCCGCGAGCTTGCAGGCACGTCAGGAGCGTTTCTGGCGAGCATGGAGAAGCTTCACGATGACTACCTTGCTGGCCTCAAGGATAACCACGGCAAGCTGCCTGTGGTGTCCCTGACTGACACTGTGGCGATTGAAAGCGGATCCGGCGCCCGCAAATCGACGAACTATCGTCCTGTTTTCGATATTGTGAGTTGGGTTCCTCGTCCCAGCGAAATGAGCGGGAACGCTCGTGAGACTGAGCCTGTGAAGGCTGTGCCGCCTTCGACTGGTTCCTCTCGCGCAGCACCTCCGCCTGTTGGCCGCACACCTGAGCCTGCGGTCGCAGAGGAGGAAGACTTTGGGTAAAAACCTGGGGGCGCCTTCGGGCGCCCTCTTACAATCAAGGAGTCCAAATGCGTTTTGAAATGATCATGAACATGCCAACGAAGAAGGGGGATTTGGTCCACCGTCTTGTAGTTGAGCATCCAGCGAAGAATTTGGTCGAGTTCGCGAATGAGTTAACAGAGTACGATTTTGTCATCGTGGAAGAGTTCTTTCCTGATGAGACGATAGGAGCATACAAAAGTCATGGGCTAGCAGCCATCAATCGCCGTTTTGTCGGCAAGATCAAACAATGGGAACGATAGAAATGAAACACAAGGAAGTGCTCTACAAAGCAGCAGAAATCCTGAATGATCGTAATGCAATGTATGGCGATATCAAGGATGTCTTCAGTCATGCAGCTCAAATAGCGTCATTGATCAGCGGCAAGGACTACGTCGAATACGACATTTCTGTGGTGATGGAGGCGATAAAACTGGCGAGACGCCGCGCAAACCCTAAGCTTGCCGACCACTACGTTGACCAGATAAACTACACTGCGTTTTCGGCGCAGTTTGCCCTAAACGATCATGAAGGAGAGAAACCCGCTGCCGTGGCAACGCAGCCTGAAGAGGATGTTCCATATGCACAAACCATCAGCGTACACTTTGACGGCACTAGCACTAGTGTCATCGCCAGCCCTAGCGAATGATACCGGCGAGCTTAACTTTTTCGTGCAAGAGCACGAAAGGGTAAAAGCCAAGGAGGTCAAAAAGGTTTCAATCCCTCAGAACAGAGCGGTTGTCGCCGAAAAGATCGCTACCGTAGTCAGGAAGGAACTGGGTGAAGAATGGGTTGAAAGCGCTCTGAAGATCGCGAAGATTGAAAGCGGCTACAACTGCAAGGCGACAGGTCCAAAGACCCGTCACGGTCACGCAAAGGGTGTCTTTCAGATGATGGACTCCTCTGCCAGGGCTCTCGGTTTTGACCCTGCAAAAATGCACGATTGCAACGAAAACATCGCGGCAGGCGTCGCGCACATGAAGGTCTGTATCTCGTATGGCGTAAAAGACCCTCGTGGAATGGCTGCCTGCCACGTTGCTGGTTGGAACCATTGGAACGTGAAGCTTGCTCGTCAGCACGAGAGATACAAGCAGCAATACATTCGAATGGCGTCAGCCTAACATGGGGGAGCTTCGGCTCCCCCTAACCTAACGAGCCCAACATGAGGAAAAAGAAGAATGGAATTTTAGACCTGAAATGGAGCACCTGCCGCTACATTTTGAATGCAGACACAACTCGGCCCGAATATTGCTGCGAGCAGGTTACGAGACGCGCCTACTGCGAGAAACATGCGAAGCTTTGCTACTTGCCACTGAAGCAGGAAACCAAATCTTAACTTGTGATCTGTAGGGTGCTCTTGTAATCAGGAGATGCAGCCATGATCCAGACCAAACTCAGAGCAACCATCAAGAACCGAGACCATCTCCCCGGCACATGGGAGACGCCAATCAACCCAGACGGTGAAGAGGCGGCAAAGTACATAGACAACATGATCAACCACTTCGGCCATATCGTCAGGCTCGCGCTTGCGAACATTGACGACGACAATATCAAACAGGAGATAGAAAACCATGCGCGAGCAGCGATCACAGGTAGACTATTGGCAAAAACAGGAACAGCGGTGGCACGAGAAATATATTGAACTTGAAGGCCTTACAGATAAGCTGGAGACCAAAATATGGGATCTTGAGAGGGCCTTGCGGGAAATAGCCGAGATCAACAACAAGCGCGACCGCTTCAGTGGCGAAATTGACGCTATAATTTTGAAAATGTTGGGAGAAAAAAATGACTGACATTCGCATGGAGCTCCACAATCACTACAAGGCCGTTCGTGCCAGGCTGAATGGCACGCCTCAGAAAGAGCCGCCGCCACCCAAGCCTGAGCCTGTGGTTGCTTTGCCAACTCCGCCTCTTATGTCGATGGAAGAAGTTGGCGAAGCCAAGATGCTATACGGAATGCCTTGCTCATATGACACAAGGCAAATGATTTTGCCGATTCTCAAAAAATATGAAATGACTTGGCAAGAAGCCATGACAAAGTCTCAAAAGAACAAATATGTCAGGGTTAGATGCGAAATATATGTGTTTTTAAGCGCATCTGGGTGGTCTTTGAACCAGATCGGGCGCCTATGCGGTGGGCGAGACCATACGACCATTTTGAATAGTTTGAAGAGGTTTGCCAGCAGCTATCTCACCGATTTAGAGAAAGAGGCGGCGGACATCTGCGAGATTGATCACGTTCGTTATAGCTACTGGAAAATGAAGCTGAGGGACCATGCGTACTCTTGAATCGGCATTATGGGTTGCGAGCGTTTACGTTGTGGCGCTTGTAGCGTTTCTTCTCACCACATATGCAGGGGATTAAAATGATCGACAAATCTAAGACCTACCGCACACGCGATGGCCTTGAAGTCCGCATCTATGCGACGGATGGGGGTGGACCGAAGAAGCCAATTCACGGAGCCGTAAAAGACAAAGACGGCTGGTATATGTTGGCATGGTCAAAAAACGGGGTAGTTAGCAATATAGATAAAAACCTTGACCTCATCGAAGTCCGCCCCCGCCACAAGCGGACGGTGTGGGTCAATGTGTATGGTCCAGAAAGTCAAACAAGCCATCATTCTCGCGAACAAGCAGATGAGGAAAGAGACCCTGAATGCCTCGCATGCATCAAGGTCGATCTGAATTTTGAGGAAGGAGAGGGGTTATGAGCGATGATCTTGTGAAGGATTTGCGTAATAGTGGCTGGTATCTCGCCAAGCCAGCCGCCGACCGCATCGAGAAGCTGGAGTCGGTTACAAAGGATGACGCTAAATGGCTGGCTGCGTACCATAAATGGTGCGAGATGCACGAGTGCGCCCCGTCATCGTCTGATCTGGTCGCAGCAAGGAAAGCACTGGAGGGGAAAGATGACCCTGTGGGTTGAGGCAATTAACAGGACCACATGTCTGGCTGTGATGAATGATGGTCAGATCCTTCCAATCACACACTGGCTTGAGGACGAAGGGGAATGTGAACCGGAGGACGCCACCTCCTGCGTATGTGGGCCTTGCAAAAGCGGATACTGGTACACCGTCGATCTTTCCGAAATGGACGAGGTGATGCAATGATCGAAGGTTTTGAAGATGCAGGCGATCTGCATGACGAACTTGATGCTGCTAAGGAGCGCATCGAGAAGCTGGAGGCGGCGCTGCGGGAAATTATCGTGCATTGTGAAGTGCCAGC